CCCCTACTTTTTCAATCCACTTGGGAAACAGTTCAACGATTACGCCACTAGAGCGGACCGCATCCCATGCCAACCAAGCCAAAGCCTTAAACTTCATGTCCTCAAGAAACTGCCCGACGGAGAGTTGAGGATGATGGTCCTCCCAGCGACACGCGACGCCATAAGTAATGGGGGCCTCATGTACTTCTCCGTCAAGCATCTCTACTCGTAACGTCATACCAATCATGTCGGGGTCCTTTGTTTGTGTTGGTTAGATCAGGCGACTGCGCGGACCCAAGTGCCGCCAGTGCCTGTAACGGTCATGGTGTCAAGGGAGCCAACGGTGCTTGAGATCGGCATAAATGACGAGATCATCATGTTGCTAATTGTGTAGATCGGGTTTCCGGGTGCGGCAACGCCGCTATCTGGTGCCACGATGACAGTGGTGTCGCCGTCGCCGACAACATCTGACAAATACTTTTCAACTGACGTTGCGCCGTATTCAAGCAAGATTGTTGCCGAGACACTCACGGTTTGGAGGCCCGCCACGAACTTGTGGCCCGTAGCACCCATGACGGTTGCTTCAAGGCTGTCAAAGCCTGCTTCAAGCGTAATGGACGAGCAGTTCAAACTGATGTTGTTGGCTCCGATGGTGATCTGTCCTGAGCCTTGGTAAACGATTGCCATGATGTGTTTTTCCTTTGTTAGTTAGCGTGTCGCTGTGAGTTTGATGGTGAGGTCGTAACAGGGGAGGTCTTGCGACCCGATTGTTGCGATGGATGGTTGACCCGAGATGACTGCAATGTCTGACCCGAGGATTGTGTCGCAAATTTGGAGAATGTAATCGCTGGAATCTTGGTTGCCGGGTGGCGCACCAAGGATTCGAATCGTGATTGTGACGTCTGAAACTTTGGATGTTGGGTTTGCACCGAACGAGTCAAACGACGGCAACTCAATAAAGACGGTGAGCGGTCGTGCGTTGCGTGGATCGGTAACAGGTTTGAGTCCGAGCGCGGTGAGTGATGCGGCGACATGGTTGATCGCGTCTGTGAAAATGCCAGCCATGTTAAGCGCACTGCGATCTCTTAACGCCAAGCAACTGGTTGACGCGACCTAAGGTCATTAGCGGTGGTCCGCTCATGTCTTGGAACGATGCGTAACTGTCGCCAGTTGTGCCACGTTCCCTATACAAGCCCGCCGCATAAAGCGTCGTTCCCAACAGCACCGAGCCATCAGGGGCACTGGTCAAATTATCGTGGTATCCAGCGGAGACCCTGCGTCTAAAACACCATGCGTTCGCGGCCGCGACACAAGTCGTAAGAAACGCAGTGTCATTGGCCGTGGCGCTTGAAATTCCCAAAAATTCTTGAGTATTTCCGACGGTGGTCCAACTGCAACTCTGGGTCCAAGTTACGGTTCCAGTCGCTGCAGATCGCGAATAGTTATCGAAGTTTGATTTGACAAGTAGTTGATTCGTGATGGTGACTTCGTAATCAAAAATGAAGTCACCTTGTACGCCGATACCAACAAACAGAAAAGTAGGGACAGCCTGAACGATGTAAGTCGCATTGAAATCGTTTCCTACTCCCGCGACAACGATCGTTTGACCGATCGTGATGTCGGTTGCCTCGAGAGTCTGGATCACGGCGTAGTCGTCTACACGCTGAGCGTGAGTGACGGTGAATACAGCCATGATCCAGTTCCTCTCTTAGTTCTCGTCTATCAGACGAAAGCGGCCTTGATGGTGAGCGTGGGGTCAATGACCTTGGATGCCCAGTACCCACGGAAGGCAATTTGGCGTGACAACTGTGAAGGCATTTCCACAGAAACGGCACCCTTAGCCATCTCGTAGTTTTCAAGGGCACGCGGATCAAGGATGGTCATGCCAGCCGAGGTCAAGTTGCGGTCAACGACGACGCGCAAACCGAAAGCAAATGCGCCTTGGGTTGATGCGACATTGAGTGAGCCGTAAGCGTTCATTGGGCCGACCTGCGGGAACAACGGACGGTCCGCTGTATCGGACAAACTGCCCATCGCTTTCCAGACGTTTGGTGACACAGCGAGAATGGAAGGCAAGTTGCCATTCGAGCCAGTCAAGATGTCTGCGGCGGCGGTGTACATCCACTCAACCCAGTAAGCCGGGTCAGCGATTGAAGCGTTTGCAAAGTTGTTGCTGTTGGTGGTGCCAGTCTGCAATTCCGAGCAAGCGAGCAAGTCGGTGCGGTCTGCATAAACGCGAGCCATGTCATCAAGCAACGGTCCAAGTGCTTCGGGCTGTGACCAGTCAATTGCGGCTTCGCTGATTTCAACGTAGCCGCCTTGGATGGTCTTGGTGATCTGAACGTCATCAATGCCAAAAGCCGATGCGGTGATGGTGGTGTTCTGCGTAGCAGTACCCACTGAGTTGTGGACATTCACTACAGGGCGAATGAATACAGAGCCTCCCTGCGGCATTGGGCGCAATGTGGTTGCATCCACGAGAGGGCGCGAACCCACAAACGAGTTGAACACATTTTGAATGATTGGGGTCGGGATCACACCGGGGATGTCTGGGGTGGTCACGTTCGGCGCGGCGGCTCGGATGTTTTCGTTGAGTTGAGCAAAGTCACTGCCACCACGAACAAATGCTGAAATGTATTCGCTCATTGAGGGCAATTTGAATTCGCGCTTGGCGGTTGCATAGATCGGTTGAGTCGCGATTGCGGCTTCAACGCTTGTTGGTTCTGACATGGTTTCATCCTCCTCGGATGGTGTTGGTGGGGTTGTTTCTGTTGGGATTTCTGTTTCGTCGGGTTCGTCGGCTTGAGCAACGAGGGTTTGTATTTCTGCGCCCGAAAACGCTGGAACGGCGACCAGTGACAATTCGACAAGCGAAGCGCGAGTGACGACGGTGGCTTTCAGTTCTTTGTCGTAGTACGACTCTTGGACCTCTGCGCCAACGGACACCGCATCGTAAGCACCAGAGCGAATGAGTTCTACGGCGTCCGCTGATGCGCGAGTACGAGCAAACGTCGCGGTAAAGCCGAGGCCCTCGTCCATATCGGCGAGAGCGTTAACGGTTCCGCGTAACTGCGTCAGATCGTGGCCCTCAATAAGTTTGGCGGCTTTCTGATTAACATCAAAAGCACCTCGCTCAAAAGCGACACGCTGACCGCCTAAAACGGTTGCGGTTACTGGTGCCCACGGAACTGCAATGCCCGAAATTGAAGCGGGTGCGTCGCTGTCCGATTTAGCGAAATCCAATGTGGGTAGATCGGCTGTAAGTCGAATCATGCCATTTCCTCTGATCTGCGTTCGTCTGCTGATGGTTCGTATGCAACATTTGCTAGTTCGTTTTCGGCGAGGTAGTCCTCAATGTCAAATTCAACATAACGACCACGAGGCAAAATGTTGTTCATGCTCAAAGTCTGTTCAATGCAATCCAAATATTGTTTTGCGCCGAACAAGTAAAGGTCCTGTCGTGCGGACTGTGCGTTTTGATATGTGTAGCCCTGTACGCCAATGCCCAAAAGGTACGCGGGGATTCCAGTGGCCCGAGACAGTTCTAATGCTTGGAATTGACGCGACTCAACCAGTTGCAGTTTGTTCGGGTCACTGGAGAACTCTTTGAATGTGACGACGCTGTTGAGTGCGCCAATGGCACCAACTTGTCGAGCGTTGCGCCAAGCCGCTGCAAGTTCAGAAAGGTCCTCGGCTGACATTGGTTCGGATGCGTCGGTCTGCTGAAGCCACCCGGCAGCAATCTCGTTGACTGCAAAACGGTCAGCAGACTGCTGAAGTTTGATTGCTGTTGCGATTGCGCGGTTGCCCGTGTAAAGCAAACCTTGCGTTGGTGCCAAAAATTGGATGACGTCATCAGTGTTCAGTTGGATGCCGTTGAACATGATGTCGTTAGATGGTCCGAAACGCTGTGCGGTCTGCTGGTCGCCCAGACTGACCATTGCGGCAGGGAGCCATTCAAACGAAAGCGGACGACCCGTTGCGGAGGATCGGCTGGTGACATACCAAAAGCCCTGTCCCCACAAAATGAGGTCGGTTACGAGTTGTGAGAAAATGAAGTTTCGAGTCACGCGAGGATCGGGCTGATCCATCCACTGCTCATTGGGAATGTAAATTTCCTCGTACTCGGAGCCTGTCCACTGGGTCGTGTAATGCTTAAGTTCCAAGCAGCCGACCATTGACGCGATCATCTGAACAGAACGCGAAATGGTCGGCACAGACAGCGCGAGTCGTTGCAACTCCCCGACAGAGTATGCGAAAAAATCGCCAATCTGCGCGGCTGATCCAGCCGCGGCTTGAACCGGAGCGGATGAAAACGCGGGGGTCGCGTTGACTTTTTTGCTACCGAAAAGACCCATCACTTGCGAGTCTCTCACACTTTTTGGTCTGTGTTAAGTACCCTCAGCCAAAAGCGAAAGCGGCTTTATTGGACCGCACTGGTTTGGACGCAAGCATGATTCCCCACACTGCACAACGCGCCAACTCAATCGGGCCGGGTGACTTTTGCGAACTGAGAACTATGGACCCGCCCGTTTTTACGGCGACGCTTCGAGCGAAATGTTCGGCCAGTGCGATGTCGCCAGTGTGATGGACGCGATCCTCCACAATCATTGCCCGGCAAGCGGCTGTCCATTTGAGCAGTTCGGCATATCCGACGATTTGCATCCGACGTCGCAAGTCTGGGGGACAGTGAATTTCTAGCGATGGTGTCACCGCAAGTTTCACAGTTTGCTCGTGCATGATGCGCACAACTTCCTCCCACATTTGTGCGGCCGACTCCACGACGAACGCGACCGACACGATTACGCGGCCGTCATCAAAAGCCGTTGATACTCCGACATAGCGCGAGTCATCAACCGACGAATCAATGGTGAGCCACTGGGTTGGTGGTGCAGGCTTGTCGGATTTGCGGTCGTTCCATAGGTTGATCGGCAAATACGAATTGGTGCTATCTATCCATAAATTAAGATGGCCGCGAATAAAGGATTGACGGTTCGGTGAGTCAAAAGCCAACTCCAAAGCCTTGGCAGTGATGGTCGTACCCAATGCTGGGTTTGCCCATCCCCAATAGGACCGATCCTCAAGACTCACGCCGGGTGGGAGCGACCATTCAGCAAAATAGAGCGCAGACGATTTGCCCGAATCAATGGATGCGATGCCCTGTTCGCGTAGTTGCAAAAGCACCGTTGACCCTTGGTCGCCGCTCGTGCTGAACATCATGCAGATTGGATTTTTCACGGCCACTTGGCTCGGTCTCAATGCAGTAAATACCACGTCAGGCCCGATATCCCAAACCTCGTCAATTAGCAAAACTGACGCAGTTAATCCGTGAGCGTGAGCGGACGCCGCGACCACTGAAATAGATGATCCGTCAGGGAAGTTGATCCGCTCGTCACCGTTCTGCCAACGAATTTTCATTTCAAATTTGCCTTCAAGGTCGCGGACG